CTAAACTTCAGCACTCTGGACTTTGACCAGATTAAAAGCACACTAAGAGAAGTTCTTAGAACAAATACCGATTTTACGGATTACGACTTTGAGGGATCAAACCTATCAAGTATCATTGATCTGCTTGCTTATAACACTTATATCAACTCATATAATGCAAACATGGTTGCAAATGAGGTATTCATTGATAGTGCGACCTTAAGAGAGAACGTTGTTGCATTAGCGAAGAATATTGGATATACTCCAAAGTCAAGGAAAGCATCTAGGTGTATTGTTGATTTCTTTGTTGACCTTGATGAACTGTCAGCAGCACCACCATCTGTTACGTTGAAAGCAGGACCAGTAGCTGCGACTTCAAATCAGTTTGGTGGACAGTCATATGTTTTTAATGTCTTAGAGGACACGACAGTTCCTGTATTTGATAAAAGAGCAATATTTGAAAATTTAGAAGTTATTGAAGGAACAAAAATAACTCAAAGTTATACATATTCTTCAAAAAATCCAAATCAACGTTTTACTCTGAATAATCCTGGAATTGATACTGATACAATATTGGTTCAGGTGAAACCGTCAGATACTTCGACAATTAGACTAAAATATGATCTGACAAATAGTCTAATGGATCAAAAAGTTAATGATGTCATAAATGGATCATCTACAGTTTTCTTTTTACAAGAAATAGAAGATGAAAGGTATGAAGTGATTTTTGGTGATGGTGTATTTGGAAGAGCACTTGAAGATGGAAACGTTGTAGAGATTTCTTACTTAGTTTGTGATGGGGCGAATGCTAATAGAATCAGTGATTTTAATTTTAGCGGTAGATTAGTTTATTTGCAAGATTCTTCAGAAAACGCTATCACTAGTGGAATCTCTCTTATTTCATCTCAAGCACCCTCTACAGGAGGTGCTGCCATTGAGAGTGTTGCTTCAATTAAAAAGTATGCACCCCAGGTATACGGAACTCAAGATCGTGCGATAACTGCAAATGATTACGAAGTTCTTATTCCAAATAAAATTTATCCAGAGGCAGAGTCAATATCAGTCTTTGGAGGAGAAGAGTTAGTGCCTCCTAGATTTGGAAAAGTTTTCATTAGTATAAAACCTAGAAATGGAGATTTTGTCTCTCAAGGAATTAAAGAAAATATAAAAAGACAATTAAGAAAATATTCTGTAACTGGAATTGTGCCTGAGATATTAGATTTAAAATATCTCTATATTGTTACTGACAGTAAAGTCTATTATAACTCAAGAGCGATTACAGATGTTGCTGCAGTTTCTACAACAATTCAAAATAATATTCAAGCATATGCAGACTCCTCCGAATTGAATAAATATGGTACGAGATTCAAATATAGTAAGTTTTTAGGAATTATTGATCAGAGTCATCAATCAATTACTTCTAATTTAACCTCTATACAAATGAGGAGAGATTTGAGACTTGCTACCAATCAATTTGCAGAATATGCAATCGATTTTGGTAATCATATGCATGTTCAATCTTTAAGTGGTTACAACATAAAATCCAGTCCTTTTAGAGTGCTAGATATAACAGATGATGTTTATCTTTTTGACGAACCTAATGATACAAAAACTGGAGTAATATCATTATATTCTTTGCAAGCACCAGGATCAACAACACCTGTAGTGAGACGAAGAAATGTTGGTGCAATTGATTACATGACAGGGCGTATAACTCTAAATCCAATTAACATTACATCCGGTAAAGATAAAGATGGACTACAAATCATGGAAATATTTGCAGTGCCACATTCAAATGATGTAATTGGTTTGCAAGATCTTTACTTGCAGTTAGATAGTTCTAATGTTCAGATGATAGTTGATGACATTTCTTCTGGTTCTGATCCATCAGGTTCGACATATAGAAGTTCATCAAGTTATGTCAATGTTAACAATAACCCATATTAATAAATTTTTGTAAGAGAATCAAATGCCGAAAAATACAGTAAAAATTCGCCACCTAATTGGTAGTCAATTAGCATCATACATTAAAGATGGGGAACTTTAGATCTAATTAATAATATTGATTCTTATTTAAAATTAAGTGAGAACGCCAACACTGTTAGTCAGTCTGAATTAGCAGCTGATATTACTGATACTCAAGATTTTATTGATCTTTATAATGCAGATGGATTTCCAGAACAATTAGGAATTGTAGAAATAGATGATGAAATCATTGTATATCAAGTAAGAGTTGGTAATAGACTCCTGTTTTGCCAAAGAGGATTTACTGGAGTATCTTCTTTTGATAGATCCAACGATTCTGAAGAACTGACATTTAGTGAGACTTCGGCAGATAGTCATACTTTTCAAACTCCAGTAAAAAATCTTAGTGTTTTATTTTTACAAGAGTTTTTAAAAAGAGTAAAAGGTCAACTGTTACCTGGACTTCAAACAGAAAAGTTATCTGATGAATTAAATCAAGCTCAATTCATAAGACAATCTCGTGATTTATATTCTACGAGAGGAACTGAGTCTTCATTTAAAATTTTATTTAAAGCATTATATAATGATGAGATAGAATTAATAAGACCTCAAGATAATTTAATTAGTCCATCAAATGCACAGTTTCGATTAACAAGAGATTTAATCGTAGAAGCTCAAGAGGGTAATCCAGAAAATTTACTTAACGCTACTTTATTTCAAGACGCGACGGGATCTATTAATAAAGCAAGTGCACCAATATCTAGCGTTGAGAAAGTTTATGTAGGTGTTCTCACTGATTTATATTATAAAGTAAGTTTAGATAGTTCATTTAGTGGATTTGATGGAGCATCAAATCTTTTATATGGAAACTTTACCGTTCATGCTAAGACATCTTCTATAGATTCTGTTAGTGTGGGGCAAACTTATATTGATGTTGATTCAACAATAGGGTTTGAAAATTCTGGTTCTCTTTTAATTAAGTTTGAAGATGGAACTAGTGGCATTGTAACATATACAGACAAAGTTAATACTCAATTTTTGGGTATCAGCACAAGCAGTGTAACAAGGATAATCCCAGATAAAACCATCATTGACCAGAATGCATTTGCATATGGATATGATCCAGAAACCCAGGAAGATGATGGCATTAAGGTAAAAATTAGATCAGTTTTACGTGATCTTCAAAAACCAACAGATGCATATTATCAGTTAGAAAATACAAAAATTAAAATTAAATCTTTAGGAAAAATTTCCTCAGGTTTAAAATCAAATAATTGGTTCTTTAATACTGCACAGTATTATGATATAGAATCTTTAGTTTTAGAAGATGCTAATAATGACATTTATAGATTAACAACTAAAGATGATCATATTTTTAGAATAGGTGATCTTGTAGAGTTAACAGATCTCAGTAATTTAAAATCACCCAATGATTTAGTTGTTACTGATGTTTTTAGTGCAAAGCAACTTTTGATACGAGGAAGTGGAGTTGGTGACACAACAAGAATTGTAAAAGCATCAAAGAGAATATCAAAATTCAAATCTGATTTATATTCAAGTGTATCCACATACAATGCAAACGTTAATAATGTATATGTTAAAGATGATAAAGTTTTAATTTCAACTAATTCTTTACCCTCTTATCTGGATTCCAAAGTAAATCCTAAAAATCAAAGATTTTTTATTAGCGGAACATATCGTTTAGGTGACGAAACCGTTAAACTTACTAGTGGTATTGATCATAACTTCTTTACTGGTGATGTTATCTACTACACTCCAGAAAAAGTCACTACAAATATCACTCAACCAGATGGTAGTGTAATTACCAGCGAAAAAATTGATAGTTTTCTTTTTACTGAGGGCAGATACATTGTACAGAGAATTGATGAAAATAACATCAAACTTGCAAAGAGCCCATCAAATTTATATGCTAATAAGTTTGAATCGGTAACTCCTCCTGGTGGTGCTGATTCCACTGTAATTACTAGCAATATTATAGAGAGAGCAGATATTAAGGGGAGAGATCTTACTGCACCAAGATTATACAGAGAGGTATCCCCTCCGGTAACAGATTCCTCTATTACTCAAAATAATTTAAAATATTCTGGTATTTTTATCAATGGAGTTGAAATATTAAATTATAAATCAAATGAGTTTGTTTATCATGGAAAATTAAACTCTATTGATGTAACCTCTGGTGGATCAGACTATGATGTCATAAATCCCCCTATCGTTCACATCGAAGATTCTGTTGGGTCAGGTGCAACCGGCGTTTGTGCTGTTAGTGGTAGTCTTAAAGAAATTAGAATCATAGATCCTGGTTTTGATTATGTAGAAATTCCAAAAATAAAAATCACTGGTGGTAATGGAATAGGTGCCAAAGCGGAAGCAAACATGATTCCAGTTCATACTGCAAATTCTTTTAATGCTTCTGGTATCTCTACGACCGCAACGGGAATAGGAGATGTTGGTATTGGAACAACAGTTTCTATTATTGGGTTTACAACTCATCA